TGGCACTTGGGCTACTCCAACTAACACCACTTATACTAACATGGTAGCTGCTACCGCAGATGCTGCAGGTAAATCAGGTCTGGTTCCTCAGCCAGCTGCAGGTGCCCAAGGCAAATTCCTCAGAGGAGACGGAACTTGGCAGACACCTACAAATACCTGGCGAGGTGTTCAGGATAATTTAACATCTACTGCGACAGACCAGTCTTTATCTGCAAATCAGGGTAAGGTCTTAAAAGGTTTGATTGATGGAAAAGCTGCAAGTAGTCATACACATACAGCTTCACAGATTACAGATAATATCCCAGCATCTAAGATTTCTGGTGTACTTTCTTTATCTAATATACCGGCCGGTGCATTGGAACGACTGATTCCGGTTGCAGACGATACTGCCAGATTTAAACTGACAAAAGACAATGCCCAGAATGGTGATGTTGTAAAAGTAGTTAATACTGGACAGATGTACTTCATCAAAGATGATACAAAGTTAAGTACAGAAGACGGTTACGAAGTATTTGTAGCCGGAACTGCAGCTGCTGTTGCATGGGCAAATGTAACAGGAAGACCAACTTCTATGCCAGCCAGTGATGTGCATCCTTGGGCAAAAGCTGCAAGTAAACCATCATACACAAAATCTGAAGTTGGTCTTGGAAATGTAGATAATACAGCCGATTCAGCAAAGAGTGTTAAGTATGCTACGTCTGCTGGTTCTGCAAATGCAGTTACTTGGGCTAATGTAAGTGGAAAGCCAGCAATTACAGGAAAACAAACCCGTACATTAACTGCATCTGGTCCAAGTGGTTGGAAAGATGCTACCACCGATCAGGGATTTGTACCAGATATGGCATTTATGGCATATTGGAACGGTGCATACAGTGGAGGCTCTTCCAATCTTGCATACTGTAATCGAGGTGCATTTGGTACAATCGTTACAAAAAATGCTGGGGATTATGCACCAGCATCACATAGTCATAATTATGCTGGTTCTGGATCTGCTGGTGGTGCTGCTAATTCTGCAAATAAATTGAGTGCTGCTAGAACGGTATCTGGTGGAACCGATATTACATTAAGTTTTAACTACGATGGTAGTGGTAACTCCAATGCGAATATTGGATATTATAGTTCATCTGCAAGTGTAGGTGACAGCAACAATTATCCTTTCCATCGATTTGCAAAACTGGATACCATTACAGCAGGCTATTCAGATAAATCAACCACATTCTTTATCTCACAGGATTATAATGGTGGTGGCTTTGGTATTGTACGAATTGTATTACGTACAAATAACAGTAGTTCCGTATCATCCGTTGAGGTAAAATGGCTGGTTCGTTGCGGTTTAAGTGCGGATAGCGTGCAAGTCGGACTTTACAATGTTTTTGGAAAGACTTATGCAGATGCTTTCTTTAAAACAGGAGGATCATATGCTGGAACCTATTTCCGTGCAATCGCAAGTGGCACACGCGGTGGCGCTAGTAGAACTTGGGTTCTTGTTAATTCTTCAGAAGTAAATGGAACCTCCGCATCTGATGCAAAAACATCTACTGAATGCTATGCTACTATTGCAACTGCAGCTACAGCGCTTCATAAGCAAGCATATAGTAGCATCGTTTCTGGTTCAGACGGAGGTACTGCTTCATATGCGAATAGTGCTGGCTCTGTAGCATGGGGCAATGTAAGTGGAAGGCCTTCTTCCATGCCAGCAAGCGATGTACCTGCATGGGCGAAAGCTTCTTCTAAGCCATCATACTCTAAGAGTGAAGTTGGTCTTGGTAATGTAGACAACACTGCTGACTCTGCAAAGAGTGTTAAGTATGCTACAACTGCTGGTTCTGCTAATGCAGTAACTTGGGCAAATGTATCTGGTAAGCCGTCATCATTTACACCAGCTTCCCATAGTCATAGTGCTGCAACGACATCTGCAAATGGATTTATGTCAAGTACAGATAAAGCAAAACTTGACTTTGGTGACATTGTATATGTATCAAAGAGCACACCGACAAAAGCATGTATCTGGGTAAAACTGGATTAATAAAAGAAGATACCTTTATGGGTATCCTCTTTGAAAACATGTATTTAAGACTCTAATTTTAATAATTAGGCTAAGAAAATAAGACTTTAAAGAAAGTGAGGTTCACATCTATGGCTGAAACACAGATTATTCATGCCCAATTGATCCGTTACTCTACAAGTGGAGATCAGATCATTGTTAACCTTAAAAATACTGGTGCCGACGTTTCCGTTGACGCATCAAAAAATACCAAAGTTCCTACTGCGGTCGTTGATGTACAGACCCTTATTGAGAACTTAGGTAAATTTGCATTCAAGGATGATATCGCTGATGCAACAGCATCTGCACGTGGTCTTATGACTGCAGCAATGGTATCCAAACTGAATGGTATCGCTGCTAATGCGAATAACTATTCTCATCCAGAATCTGGTATTACAGCCGGCACTTATCGTTCTGTAACATTCGATAAGTATGGACATGCAACTGCTGGTACCAACCCAACCACACTCGCTGGATATGGAATTACAGATGCTGCAAAAGCTGGTCATAAGCATGTAATTGCGGATATTACAGATAACATCCCAGCATCTAAGATTACTGGTGTACTGTCTTTAAGTAATATCCCAGCTGGAGCACTGGAAAGATTAGTTCCAGTTGCAGACGATACTGCCAGATTTAAACTGACAAAAGACAACGTACAGAATGGTGACGTTATCAAAGTAACAAATACTGGAAAGATGTACTTTGTTAAAGACGATACCAAGTTGTCTACCGAAGATGGTTACGAAGTATTTGTTGCTGGTACTGCCGCTGCAGTTGCTTGGGCAAATGTAACTGGAAAACCAACCGCATTTACACCAGCAGCTCATACTCAGGCGATCTCTACAATCACTGGATTACAGGAAGCTCTTGATGGAAAAGCTCCTACATCCACATTTGGTAAAGCAACTACAGATGCTGCTGGATCTAACGGTCTTGTACCAGCTCCAGCAAAAGGTCAGCAGGGTCTCTATCTTAGAGGTGATGGCACTTGGGCTACTCCAACTAACACCACTTATACTAACATGGTAG